CAAATCGAAACAAGCAAGAACCCACCAATCACTAAACCACCATTGCCCTGGCTATGAACCTAAACCTCGACCAAAACGAAATCCAATTTATTTTGAACGTGCTTGGCGATCTGCCGGCAAAGACTGGCGTGTGGCCTTTGATTGTGAAAATCAAGGAGCAGGCTGAGGCGCAAATTCCGAAAGACGAGCAATAAAGGTGATGTATGACTTCAGCCGACTCCGAAGCCTTAAAACGCATTGAAGTTCACGAAGCAGTGTGCGACGAACGCTATTCGCAAATCAACGCCAGGCTCAAAAGATTGGAGATGATCCTTATGACCACGGCGGGCACCATCATCATTCTGCTTTTGAATTTAGCGCTGAAGTTGAAATAAGCATTCAGCAAGCCATACGCCTCCATGGAAGCAATCACCGACGCAATCGGCAAACTGTGGTACTTGGGTGCAGCAGTGGTTGCAATTGCAGCTTATGCAGTAACGATCAAAGTACGCCTTGACTACCTCGAAAAGAATTACGACAAGCAGATCACAGCACTATGGGAAAAGGTGAACGAGTTGAACGAAAAGTGCCAAGGATCGGCCTAGCATGATGACGCTTTTATCAACGCTCTTGTCATTCTTAGCCGGTGGCGTGCCCAAGTTGCTTGATCTTTGGCAGGATTCCAAGGACAAGGCGCACGAGCTGGAACTTGCCCGTATGCAAAATGAGCGTGAGCGTGAGTTAGCCGCCATGGGATTGCTTGCGCAGCAACGCATTGAAGAGATTCACACTGAACAAGTGGCGATGCAAACGCAAGCCGAAGAGATGAAAGCGCTGTATGCGCATGACATTGCAATTGGCGAAGGAACAAGCCAGTGGGTCAAGAACGCCAGAGCGTTAGTGCGTCCTGTGTTGACCTATGGCATGTTCATGTTGTTGGTATTCGTTGAGATTGGCGGATTCTGGTACGCGTGGACAACCAATGTGCCATTCGATTTGATGCTTGATCAGCTATGGGATGACGATACGCAGCAAATTTGGGCCGCGATTGTGGCCTTTCACTTTGGGTCACGAGCCTTTGCGAAATGATCAGTCCGCTTGCCCTCCAAATGATCAAGCATCACGAAGGTGTGCGTGCGCGGCCTTATCGTTGCCCGGCGTTGCTTTGGACCGTGGGTGTGGGCCATGTCATTGACCCATCGCACATCAACGTCAAAGTTGAAGAGCGTAAAGCCTTACCCATCCCACCGGGTTGGGATCGCACGTTATCGATGGCGGAAATTGACGACATACTTACAAAGGACTTACAACGCTTTGAGGCTGGCGTATCACGACTATGTCCTGTTGGTCTTACTCAGCCTCGCCTTGATGCACTCGTCAGCTTTTCGTTCAATGTGGGGCTAGGAAACCTTCAACGCAGCACATTGAGGATGCGCCATAATCGTGGCGACTATACGGGCGCAGCAGTTGCGTTTAAGATGTGGACTAAAGCGGCAGGGAAAGAGTTGCCGGGCCTGGTCAAACGCCGCCGCGATGAAATGGCCCTTTACATGAGCAACTGACATGCCACTCGTCCCTATCAAACTTCCTCCAGGCGTTTACCGAAACGGCACCGAGTATCAAGCGGCGGGTCGATGGTATGACGCCAACCTTGTTAGATGGTTCGAGGGAACGCTTCGCCCAATGGGCGGTTGGCAGCAATGGTCAACAAATGCCACGAGCGGCGTGCCACGAGGCATGTATGCGTGGAAAGATAATTCGGCAAACATTTGGCTTGCCGTTGGGTCAGCATCAAAACTTTACGCTTACCAGGGTGATGGTGATCAGGCCGACATTACGCCAACAAGTTTCAGCGCAGGGCGCACTGATGCAACAATCAATTTATCTTATGGCGGCAGAGATTACGGCCAAGAAGGTTATGGAACGGCTCGCTCATTTCGTTCGACGCTAGCTATTCAGCCCGCCACAACATGGTCGATGGACAATTGGGGCCAGTATCTTGTGGCGTGCTCGGATTACGATGGCAAGTTGTATGAGTGGCAACTTGACTTTACAACGCCAACCAAAGCCGTTGCCATCACAAACGCGCCAACGAGTTGCAAGGGTTTGATTGTCTCTGAAGAGCGTTTTCTGTTTGCCCTTGGCGCTGGCGGCGATCCGCGAAAAGTGCAATGGTCTGACCAAGAAAACAATACGGTTTGGACGCCAGCCGCCAACAATCAAGCGGGTGACTTTACGCTTTCAACGCCTGGCTCCATCATTTGCGCCCGCCGCGTGCGCGGTGGCGTCTTGATCCTTACTGATGTTGATGCTCACTTTGCACAGTATCAAGGGCCGCCATATGTGTACGGGTTTGAGCGCGTTGGAACGGGTTGCGGTGCCGTGAGCGCAATCGGCATCGCGGCGGCAGATACCTTTGCCGCTTGGATGGGTCAATCAGGCTTTTGGATTTTTGATGGTTACACCAAACCATTGCCAAGCGATGTATCTGACTATGTGTTTAACAACATCAATCGCGGCCAAATCTCTAAAGTTTCTGCGGTACACAATAGCAAATTCTCTGAAATCTGGTGGTTCTATCCGTCTGTTGCTAATACTGAAAATGATTCCTACGTTGTTTGGAATTACCGCGAAAATCATTGGACGTTAGGAAGTATGGCTCGCACCATTGGAACGGGACAAGCCGTTTTTCCTTATCCAATTATGTGTACGCCAACAGGCTACGTTTATGAGCATGAAATTGGCTGGAACTATGACGGTTCAACACCTTATGCAGAAAGCGGTCCTTATCAAATTGGAATGGGTGATAACTTGCTTGTAGCTGATCAACTCATTCCTGATGACTCAACGCTTGGGGATGTAACTGTCACTTTTAAGACAAAACTTTATCCAACAAGCGCTGAAACGACGCATGGCCCTTACTCACTTGCTAACCCAACGTCAATTCGCTTGCAAGGCAGGCAACTAAAAGTGCGCCTGAACAGCAACAACAATACGGATTGGCGGGTAGGCATCTTTCGTTTTAACGCCAAAGCGGGAAGTGGTCGATGAAACTGCCGCGCCCTACGCCCGATTACGATCAAGTGGCCGAGTTGACGCTGCGTCGTGCGCTCGAGCTGGCTGACGCGCTGAACCGTAAGAAGAACGCTGACATTGAACTTGGGCAAGATGAAAAACTTGTCATTCGTTCGCCCAATGGAACGCGTTACTACCTAACCGTTTCCAATGTTGGCGCGTTGAGCGCCACAACGATGTGAGGGAATTATGATTACCTTAGCGCAAGCCAGTGAAGTTTTCCAAAGCGTATTTGGCAGGCCGCCAAATGCTAGTGAAGTATCTAACTTCCAACTTGCTTTGGCGGCTAACAATCCTGCGCTTGTTTCGCAGAGTGCTTTAGAAAATTACCTAAAAAGCACACCAGATTATCAAATCTATGCGGCGACATTGCCAGTCGCAACACCGGCTCCAACTACCACGCCTGCTCCAACCACTACACCTGCTCCAACCACTACGCCTGCTCCAACGTCAAGCCCATCAACCGGATTGCTTGATGCTGCAAAACCTATTTCTATCTCGCAGGCGGCGGAAGTTTTTTATGGCCTTTTCGGTAGACAACCAAGTCAAAACGAGTTGTCAAACTTTAACGCCGCTATTGCGGCAAACAATCCTGTTCTGTCAAGCGAAACATCGTTTTACAACTATTTGCGAAACACGCCGGAATACCAGACTTATGTAAATTCGCTTTTGTCGATGCAAAGCCAAGTCCTTGGAAAACCATCGACCGGAACGACAACAACTACAACCGTAGCACCAACTACAACGCCAGCCCCAACAGGGACGCCAGCACCTACGTCTGCACCTGGTGTACCAATCAATGACGTGCAAGCATCAGCCGTTTTTCAAAGCGTGTTTGGGCGCGTACCGAACGCCACGGAGTTGGCAAACTTCAGGGGTTATCAGCAAGGCACAACGCCATTCACGTCAACAGATGCCTTGACAACTTACCTCATGTCAACGCCTGACTATGCTTTTTATAAGGCAAACCAAGCGTTACCGCCGGCAACTTATGGCAAAGCCGTTGTTCCGCAGGCGCAGTTGCAATACGGATACGGACCAGAGCAAGGGTTGCTCACAAACATCAAAGGCCCAACGGGTCAGCAGATTCAAAATTACATGGATGCTTTTTATGCGGCATCCTATGGCGGCACACCAACGGCTGGATTGCTTGCACCACGCGTTGCCGCCAATCAAGTGACATTGCCCGCATCCTTTTACGCCATGCCTCAAGGTGCGCCAACGGCGCAACAGTTGGCCGCCACAGGTCAAGGGTTGCTCAATACGGGTACAACATTCAACGATTTACGCACTGAGGCGCAAAAGTCTAATTTATCGCCACAAGTCACAGGCTCAATCCTTTCCACCTTAAACCAAGGTGCATCATTGCCTTATGTGCAAGGATTGCTATCAGGAACTCTGCCGTTAGTGGCTGGCGAAAACTTATTGGCGTACAAGTGAACGCACACGATTTAAGCCATTGGGATCGATGCCGGCCATTTATTGAAGCGGCATTGTCTTTCACTGGCGGAACACATACCATTGAGGACATAAAGCGAGCCGTTGACGCCAATGAAATGCAGTTTTGGCCTGGTCGACAATCCGCTGTCATCACTGAGATTCAGAGTTACCCACAAGCCAAAGGGATGCACTATTTTCTTGCTGGCGGGGACTTAGAAGAACTCTCGCGTATGCGTCCAATCCTTGAGAGATGGGCGCAATCAATCGGATGCAATCGTGTGACACTTGCCGGAAGACGTGGTTGGCTGCGTACGTTTTTGGCGGACGAAGGTTATGAAGAGAAATGGACTGTCATGTCCAAGGAGTTGAATCATGAGTAAAAGCGGCGGCGGTCAGACAACGCGTGTTGAACTTGACCCGGCATTCAAACAGGCGGCGCTAGAGAACTATGAGTTTTCTAAGCAACTAGCCGCCCAGGAATACACGCCTTATGGCGGCGCAAGAATAGCCGCGCCCACGGCGGCAACGCAACTGGGCTTGCAGCAACTTGCATCCGCCGGGGCTATGGGGCCAGGCACGCAGACCGTTGATTACGCAACGGCGTTGGCACTGCAACCGACAAGTATTGCCGGCAACATTCAGCAATACATCAATCCGTTTCAGCAGCAAGTCATTGGAACGGCATTGCAAAATATTGAGAATCAACGAGCGCAGCAACAACTGCAAAACGCCGCAGCCGCAACACGCGCACGCGCCTTTGGCGGATCGCGCCAGGGCGTTGTTGAGGCAATGACCAATCTTAATGCTTTGCAAGCGGCAGGCCAAACGGCTGGCAATTTGGCTTATCAAGGGTTTGGTCAAGCGGCGCAACTTGCACAACAAGACGTTGCAACGCGCCAGGCGCAGGCTGCGCAACTGGCAGGGCTAGGTGCACAGCAACAAGCAATCCGCCAACAACAAGCGCAACAACTGCTTGGCGTTGGCGCACAAGAACAGGCGCAACAACAAGCGCAACTCGATTTGGCGTATCAAGATTTCTTGCGCCAACAAGCCTACCCGTTGCAACAACTGAACATCAGATCGCAAGGCTTGAGCGGGTTTCCTGCTGAGAATCAACAAATTGCATCACAGCGTTTATCACCAGGCCAACAGTTTGGTCAGGGCGTCAGCACGTTGGCGTCACTTGCTTATCTTATGTCCGATAAACGCATGAAAGAAAACGTTGATCGCATGGATTCGCCATTGTCGCAACTTGGCAAATTGACTGGCTATGACTACAACTACAAGGGCGATGATGAGCGAACGGGCGGCGTAATGGCGCAAGATGTTCAACGTGTTATGCCTCAAGCCGTGGCAAAAGATGATAGCGGCATGATGGCGGTTAACTACCCACAAATTACCGGCCTATTAGTTGAAGCTGTAAAAGAACTTGATCGCAGGACAAGGGGATAAGCATGGCGTCACTACTAGACTTTTTTACGGGCAGCGGCAGTTTTGGCGGGCAACAGTTGCCCAATTCGCCTGAAGCTGCATCACAAGGTTACGCGCCAAACATTTTTGATCGCTTTGGCACTGGACTTGATCGCTTGCAACAGTACCCTGGCTTGCCCGCCATGCCGATGGATGAGGAAGAGCGGCGCAGACAGCGCTTGCTAACGCTTGCGCAATTAGGCTCAACGGTTGCTCGTGGCGGCACACTGGCTGAAGGCTTGCAAGGTGTGCAGCAACAAGGGTTGCAAAGGCAGTTGTTTCAAATGCAACTTAACGAGCAACAGCGCAAGTTGCTTGAGCAACAGCAATTATCGCAACGTATGGCTGGATTACGCCAACGCTTACAAGGATTGCCAACCGAAGTAACGCCGTCAATGGCACTTGCCGGTGGTGGCGGACCAACGCAACAGGCCGCACAAATGGTTGGTCAGCGCATACCTGAAGATACCCGCCAACAAATGAGGGCTGATTTGTTGCGAAGTGTGGCTTCAGAATTAGCACTTGAACCAGGCGGAGCGGCACAAGCCAAGGCTTTGACGGAACTTGCACAAAACATTACTGAAGTCCAAAAACCAACCATTCTTTCGCCGGGCGCAAGAGCGGTTAGTCCAACAGGAAGATTGATTGCTGAGGCGCCGTTTAAGCCAGAAGAAAAAAAGCAATTAAGTTTTGAGCAACGCGTTTTAGAAGACCCAGCTTTTGCTAACAGTCCTGCTGGTTTGGCATGGTTAAACATAAAAAAACAAATTGCAGCCGAAGGAAGGCCAAGCATCACAGTGCAAACCGGCGAAACCTTTGCCAAGGAAATAGCAAAGGGTGCCGCCGGTCAAGCTCAATTACAAGTTGAACAAGGGCAGTCATCAGCAAGCCAGATTGAAAATAGCAACCGCGTTAGAGCGTTGCTTGATCAGGGCGTGATTACTGGCTTTGGTGCTGAAGGAAGGCTTAAGTTAGGCCAGGCAGCTCAAGCGTTAGGGTTTAATCAAAACGATCAAAGGATTGCAAATACCGCCACATTGATTCCTCAACTTGCACAACGCACATTGAACAACGCATCGAAGATGAAAGGCGTACTGTCTGATT